ATTAACATATAATTCGGATGACGGGCCTTATGCTCTTTCGAAAACAATAAAAGAGATGGGTCAGCAGAACTTAAAAATGTTAGTTTTGACAAATCCCGGAGAAAGAATAATGGATACAAATTTTGGCGTAGGCATAAGCAGATATCTTTTTGAGCAGAGCGGCACATTTGCTACTTCTGATTTGGAAAATAAGATTTTAGAACAGGTCAGTATATATTTGCCATACATTATAATAACTGATATAGCAATGCCTACCCGGAATGAAGATAGCACCATATCTGTTCAGATTACATATTTTATTGACGGGTTTACCACAAACGAAGAGCTATTTTTAAATTTAGAAAAAGATGGCGTAACAGGGGGAATATAATATGGCAAAAAAGAAAGTTGCAATTAAATACACGGCGAGAGATTTTAATACCATCAAAGAAGCACTGGTTGATTACGCCAAGAGATATTATCCAGAAACTTATCAAGATTTCAATGACGCATCATTTGGGTCATTGATGCTTGACACTGTTTCATATGTTGGAGACACGCTATCTTATTTTTTAGATTACCAAGCAAATGAATCATTCATCGATACTGCTTTCGAGAGGGAAAATATCATTCGCCTATCTCGTCAGCTTGGATATAATTATGAAAATATATCAACTGCGACTGGGGAATTGCAGATCTATAGCCTGATTCCTGCAAACGAAATAGGTCTCGGCCCTGACCCGGCTTATTATCCCATAATTAGAGAGGGGAGCACCTTTTCCAATAAGGAAGGCAAGAATTTTATTTTGACCGAAGACATTAGATTTGATGACCCTTCAAACGAAATAGTGGTCGGAAGAGTTAATGAAACAACCGGAATTCCAACATCATATGCAGTTAGAGCCAACGGAAAAATCATTTCTGGACAAATAGAAAATATAAGAATATCTGTTGGCGATTATGAAAAATTTAAGAAGATTACAATACCGGATGATGATGTGGTAGAAATAATTTCTGTTGTGGATTTTGAAGGAAATCAATATTATCAAGTTGATAATCTAACTCAAAATATTATTTATAAAAGTTTTGCAAACATGGGAGACGACAGTCAAACTGTAAAAGAATACCTGAGACCCGTCTCTGTGCCAAGAAGATTTACTTTTGAATATGATGGCATCGATTATTTTTTACAGTTTGGGCATGGATCCGAAGACGAAATTAATATAAATCCAATAGCGGATCCCTCATCAGTTGCCCTTAAATTAAAGGGAAGAGATTATGTCGCAGACGTGGAAATAGATCCCGCAAGACTCGGGAAAACAGACACTTTAGGAATATCCCCGTCTGATACAACACTCATCATAACTTACAGAAAAAATTCTAATAGCAATCCCAACGCCGCAGCTAACACGATAACAAATACAATAAATCTAAATATTGAGTTTAAAGACATTACAAATTTAAGCTCTACAAAATTAAATTCAGTAAGATCCTCCATTGAAACAACAAACATATCCCCAGTGGTCGGAAGCTCTGTAAAACAAAGCAACGAAGAAATAAAAGTAAGAGCTTTGGCACACTTTGCAACACAAAAAAGAGCTGTAACAGATAAAGATTATGAGGCACTTATTTATTCTATGCCTTCAAAGTTTGGTTCAATTTATCGATGTAACATCGTTTTGGATTCTGATTCATTTAAGAGAAATATTAACGCATATGTGCTGGGTTCGGATGAGAACTCAAAATTAACAATATTAAACAGCACACTAAAAGAAAATTTGAAAATATGGATCTCTGATTATAAGATGATTAACGACACTATCGATATTTTAGATGCAAAAATAGTGAATTTGGGAATAGAATTTGAAGTAATATCGGATTCAAACTTTAATGCGGGAGACATATACAGAAAATGCATAAGCACCTTGGCGGAAAAATATAATAAAGCTCTCCAAATGGGTGAACCATTTTATGTCACCGACGTTTATTATGAATTAAATAGAATTAATGGTGTTGTCGACACGAGAAATGTAAAGCTTGTTAGCAAGACAGGCAGTAGTTACTCACAGACTTCCTTGGATATACCTTCAAATATGTCAGCTGACGGAAGATACCTCAGATCCCCCGCGAACGTTTGCTATGAGATCAAGTTTCCAACCGTAGATATAACAGGAATTATAAAATAATGGCTACTAAAAAATACTATGCAGATAAAGATAACACGATAACGAATGCTTTTAAATCTAATTTGACCACCCGCGCAACCGATGCAAATATGGGATTATCAGATATATTGGAAACATTTTCAATTTATGGTCAAGCTAGTTCTGGCTCTACAGAGCTGGAAAGAGTTTTAATTCAATTTCCAATTAGCGAAATCGTTTCTGACAGAGCTGCAGGGATCATACCAAATTCCGGAGAGGTAAGCTTCATACTCAATTTATACAACGCACCACACAACCAAACAACGCCCCGAGACATGTCTTTATCGGTTCTCCCCATTTCTAGTTCTTGGGAAGAAGGAACTGGTTTGGATATGGATAGCTATAAGGATGTTACAAGAAATGGTGAAGGGTCTAACTGGATTAATTCTGCTGAAAATACGCCGTGGCTAAGAGAGGGAGGCGATTATCTGGATTCCCCTACTTTTACTCAACAGTTTCCAATTGGGAACGAAGATTTAAAAATTGACATTACTAGCCTTGTGGAAAATTGGGTAGACGGTACAATAGACAATTATGGTGTTGGGATACACTTAACATCCAGTCAAGAAGCCTATTTTTCCAATTCTTCCGGAGTTGATGTGGGAAGCCAATTATTCAACCCAGCCGGCGCGATTGAATCATATTATACGAAGAAATTTTTTGGAAGAGGTTCAGAATTCTTCTTTAAAAAGCCAACAATCGAAGCGGTGTGGAATTCCTCGATAAAAGATGACAGAGGTAACTTCTACGCAAGCTCCTCTTTGTTGCCAGCAGAAGAAAACGAGAGAACAATTTATTTATATAACGCAATCGGCGGAAGATTAAGAGATATCCCCGGAGCCACAACGCTCGGAGTAAAAATTTATGATGCTTCATCTGGGGGGAGTCAAATCCCTGCGGGATCAATAACTGCCGGAAAAGTTTCGACTGGAATCTATTCTGCATCATTTGCGCTTGACACAACCGCCAGTGTAGTTTATGATAGGTGGTCTAATACCGGCTTCACAACGTGTTACCACACTGGAACAATTGAAATCAAAAGCCATCAAGCATCTGGATATAACCCTTATCCAAATTATGTAACAAATTTGACAAATTTAAGACCAATCTACCACACACACGAAACAAACAGATTTAGATTTTATGTGCGTGAAAAAGATTGGAGTCCAACTATTTATACAGTAGCTACGACAAAAAATGATACACTCATTATTGAAAGTAGCTCTTATCAAATTCATAGATTAACTGATAATTTGATTGCAATTCCATATAATACGGGCAGCGATAAGGGGACAGAAATGTCTTTTGATGTAAGTGGTAATTATTTTGATTTAAAAATGGATCTTTTAGAACCCGGATACTCATATGGTATAAAAGTTGCTTACTATGAAGAAACAGTTAACAACTATGTTGAGCAGCCATATATATGGAAATTTCGGGTTGAAAAAGCATGAGCATAAGAAATCTTTTTGATGGAAAAACACCTTACAAATTATTTTCAGAAACACCAGAAGGTGTTAGGGATGATGCGGAGTCTTTTGGAAATGTAGATCAGACTCTGATAGAAAAAGAAACTTTTATCCCACAAGTCGATTTTTCTGATCCGGCTAATTTTGTTAAATATGGATCTGCCGAATCGTATTACAGTGATGCCATAACTAGAATTTATGAAGACTATCCCTATGATGGATCTTCCAAAGAGAAGAAAGAATACCTAAATCAATCAACCTATTTGGATCTTTGGATATTAAAGAATAAATATCCGAGAACAAACGGTTTTGTCACAATATCCGCAGAAGGGTGGGGTGCTACCGCAACGATTCCAAGTGCCCTAACTGACTTTTATGGAGAACCAGAGAATAAAGAATATATTTACTTCCTCGGTGG